CAGCTGCCCCAATATCGATTGTGGGGAGTTCAAAGAAGGCGGTAATATTCGTCCCGGCATCGTCCGTACCAACATCCTGCTCCATTACAAAACCCTGCGTGGACAGTCCTGCATATAGCTTGGTGCCGCTGGTGGTGGCGATTTCCTCCCACATGGCTATGCTCATACCGTCCCAAGGCCATAAGGCAGGTACAGCAGGGTCACAGGCAATGACCAGGTTATTGACCGTGCTATCATCTATCGGCAGGGCAAATAAGATCAGACCATGCCAGGCATATACCGCCGCCTGGCCCAATGCCGCCTTGTTCACCCTATCCCATAACAGGGGTATCCTATTCCGGCTTATATTGGTCGCTGATACGCCGTTAAATTGGTATAGCCCCTGCTCCGATATGAAATAGATTTTGTCGTTCTCCAGGCAGGCTGCGCGGGGTCCTGAGCATCCCACATTGGGCTCCACCACTTCCAGTCTATAGTCGGTAAGATCATTGCCCCGGAACCGGTAGATTGACCGATCCATAAAAATAAATAGTTCACCCATCATTGAGATTAAGCAGCCATCATTTTGCCCAGAACCAACACAAACCGGCCAGTTATTAATAGGCGGCCAGCACTCGTATTCGCTACCGTTCTCGGTTATGTCTGACCAGTAAATACGTTCATCATTACCCATGACAAATATACGGCCTTTGTGGGTAATAGGATAGCGGAATTGAGAGGACAATATGCCGTTGCTGTACTGATAGTCCACCCGGATTTCATCTACCCATTGATAGGTGGTGGTAATCGGCATGTAGGTATAGAGGTCTTTGCCATCTATGACTGTTGGAGCATAGACCACGCCCGCGCCATAGTCGGCCTTCCACCCGTCTGTTTCTGCTTCATTGGTTAATACTTTCATGACTATGCCATTCTTATCGTAAACCGTGACGGTGCATCCCGCCATGTAAGGATGCACTGACTCTATTCGCCCGTTTAGCGGATATGTCACTGTCGCAGCTTCGGCGCTCAGTCTGTCCGATACCGTGTTTACCCGGGCATTATTGAAGGTTATTGTCCCGTTGCTCAGGTCCAGGGTGTAGTCTGCAGCATCCACCAAGTTACTGTTGGCGAATACGAATGTTTTATCCGCTGCCCGGACCGGCTTATGGGCCAGTGTGTACGTTGTGTAGTCAGATGAGGTCGGTTTCTCCCGGGTGACTATGCGGTAATCGTTTAAATCTGCAACCGTGGTGCCATCCCACTTGAATGGTGCATCCACGCCGTTGAATCCTATGATCTGGTTTACACCATCTATTACTGCTGTGACAAACATAATCGGTGCGGTGGCATCAAGTCCGGTCTTGATCTGTGTCATGGTGCCTATGGGAGGGTTACAGTAATAGACCGTACCGCCTGCAGCCACGATTAGGTATTTGAGCCCGTTCAGATAAAAGGCTTTCATCCCCTGGATGGGAGTATTCTCGCCCAATTCAGTGTCATTGAGCTTTACCTGCCCGCCCCGAGCCTTGATCTTGCCTATCTGCCGGGATATGACATTTCTGCAATTCTTGAAGGCCCCGGCTGGCAGTTCGGTGTCATCTATCTTGTCGATATAGCCGTGGGTGAAGTCAGTTATTCTAAAGGGCTGCCAGTCAGACATTAACTCCCACCACCTTGCAGGTACTTGATATTCCAGGGCTCCATCTGAGCGATGCGGGCCACCGCAAAGGCTTGTTTGGCCTCTTTGTATTCGGCTTCAAAGTCTCTTTTGTCCTCGGGTTCTTCCTCGCGCTGCTGGCTTTTCATGCACAGCCCGGGTACATAGATGTAATGGAATTCTTCGGGTATCTCAGGGCCGGTAGGGGTAAAGGTTTCAGGTGGTCCTTCTGCATATACCACCTGGGATAGCCGCTTGTAGAATTCAACTCTCACCGTGCCGGCCGTTTCTGTACCCAAACCCTGCAGATATATCTTGGCATCGTCCTGTTTCCATCCCTTAATAGAATGGAACGGCTGCAGCCTGCGCAGTTGCACCTCTTTGCCGCCTTCCACTGTCGGGGTGTAGAAAACATGCCGTATCATGTATGCGGTGGCCAGGTCAGCATCATCAGCTAATGTTATCTCGGCTTTGCCCCCGGTTACGGTAACAGATACGCCTTCCTTGCTGCCCGGCATTTTAGCCAGGGGGGTCAATTCTTCCTGGAGCAGGTTTATAAGTTCGGTCCAGTCTGCGGCATCGTAATCCTCGTCAGACTGCTTTTCCACCAGGCTTATAATTTCTTCCCACAGCATTAATACCACCTGCCTGCCCTAACCTTGCGCGGTCTTTGGTGCTGCGCAAAGTTTAATTTTCTCCACTTCTCCATTTCTTCTTGAGACTCATTCTTCCAATACATGGCTTCTTCGCTTACTCCCCGGGTGTCTATCAATACCTTCCACTTGGCGAAAGCGATCAGGAAGTCGTCTGCATGTTCAAGGGTATGGGTATCTTCCTCCGCTTCCATTGTAGTTTCCTTCTTCACATAGGCAAGCCTGGCTGAGACGGTACCGTTAGGACGGGGATAGAGTTTGATATTGTTGCCATCCCGGAACCAGTATAACGGGGTGCCGGTAGCATCTTCGGGTAAATCCCGCTGCGGATAGCGGACCAGGGGAGCGCCTTCATGAAATACATCTTTAACCACTAAACAGTTGTCAGGTATGGCGAATGAGCCCTCCACGACACTAACATCGGCTCGGGTAATAACCTGGGATTTTGCGGATAGCTCCAATAGCCCCTTGTTCAGATACCGTACAATATCGGCGGTATAATCGGCTCCTACCGTGCTCATTACCTCAGCTTTGAGTTCTCCTAATGTCATGGGCAATATATTCAGCCCCCTTTCTTGGGGAAATTACATTGCGTAGTGCTTTTTAAACAGCCGATTGGCGCTGTCTTTGGCGATCATGTGCAGTTCATCCTGACGGCGTTTTTCTTTGGCCCGGTCTATAGCTGCATTGTGTTCTTCGATTTCCCGGAGTATGGCCTTTAACGGCCGTCTGTTCTGGTCGCGCCTGGCCACCAGATCAAGCAGGCGGGTATCCAGGGTACGATAGGGAATAGACAGGGCAAATGTATCGCCTTCCCGGTTTCTCAGGCTGTGCACCTCATATTCGCCCAAAAGGGAATTGTAGCATATAAACATCTTGGGGTCATATTCGTGCAGCCTTTCCGGGATTCTCTGGGCGCTGGTTTCAATCACCCGAAGGTATGATTTGCCGCTTATGCGGTCCTCAATCTCAGCCCGTTTAAGCCAGTTCATTGCAATTCACTCCTTTTAAATAAACGAAGAACCGCCCCTAATGGAGCGGTCTTATAACGCACTATAGCTATTCCGATAGCTTAATAAGCTATTCTTCTAGCACTCCATCATCATACTTAGCAACCACCGGCCCATCAAAGGTATCTCCTACCGCAAGATAGTTTTCCTCTTTATTCACAGTCACAAAAAGCGGGTCGCTAGGAGAACCCCACACGACACCATCGGGCATGGTTGGTACAAACTTAATCAAAACAGTTTCACCCTTATCAGTAATTTCCTGCACCGTAAATGTTATTTTTTTATCCATAATAGCCATTATTTAAAATCCTCCTTTATAATTCTGCTGTTAAAGCAGTATAATCAGTTCCATTGTGGATAACCAACACTGTTTTTGCATTTGTTACCGCAACGCCAGTTCCACCTGATTTTTTAATTGTTATAGCGTATCCAGAAGCATTACTAATCGCATACATAGTTCCCGGCCTATTTGGAGCTATGATATTTGCCGCACCACCTGCATTACTTACAGCAAGCATAAAGCACTTACTTTCGCTGTTAGTTAGCACCCAATCTGCGGCGGCTCCATCATAATCGTGACTTGCTACGCCGAATTTATTACTATTTCCAATTGGGATAGTCATTTCTACGCTTGGCACTGTAGTTTCTGATGGATCACCTATAGGTTCCACATAAACAGTACCATTTTCAAATACTTGCAATGGTGGTTGAGCTGGCAACTTAGTCACGATAGGCGTGGCTAATTGATAAATTAGTGTAGTTGCGTCGATTCCTAAAGTATCACCTTTGATACCAGTTTCAGTTTCGCCATCTTCATTCCATGCATAATATG